TATTTATTGTAATTGTTATAAATATTATTAATTTAAAATTAAATTAAATTTTCAATATTTATTGCAATTGTCATAAATATTATTAATTTAAAATTAAATTAAATTTTCAATATTTTAAAATAAAATGTCCCATGAACTATTAACAACTTTACGATAATCTGTATTTTTCCCGGCCTTACAGCTTGGACGAATAATTCTAAATATGTCTCCAACTTTTGCACCATAATATCGCGACATCATATCTGTTAAAAATATACGACTAATATCATATTCAGAAAATTTACTTAATAATTCTGTTTTTTCTTCTTGTGTTAGTAATTGATGTTCTGGAATAAATATTTTACTTGGAATATCTTCTAACATATCACTCTCAAAAAAGAATTCTGCATTTTTATAATCTGATATTATTTGTTTAACCACTTTTTTAGTCACATCTTTTGCAATAATTATTTTATGAGTTTCTAAATTATTAGATAAATAATCATCTAATGGTGTTCCTTGAACAATAGATGCTAATTTTGCACTTATTAAATAAATACTATATATTTTTTTATCTGGCAGTATTATTTCAAATGTTGTTTTATTTGTTTTATCCATATTTAATTTATTAAATTCATCTGACCATGATTTAATTAATTTACGACGTTCTAACATTTTTAATGTATTTTCTAGAATAATTGCATTTATCTCTTCATAATTATATTTAATATTCAAAGACATGTTTGATTATACTTATTATAATATCTTTATATATTTATTTCAATATTTTTTATATCTATATATAATGAATAATAAAATTGTAGATATAAAAATTATTAATAAAGATTATAATATTAGTGCACCGCCGAATACACCTGAAGATATATCAATCCCAAATAGTCATATTATAGAAAAAGTTAATATAATAAAAAATACTATTAATTATAATACAAATGATTATAAAGAATTCCATAATAAAGTTATAACAAAAATAAATAAAAATTGAAATTTATATATTATAATAGTTTCGCAATAATAAATAGTCTTAACATGGGGGATTCAAGCTTGCCTCCAGAGGAGTATGATGCTTTTATGGACGAAATCACGATGGGTGATAGAGACTGGCCATTTGGCGATGACCATTCCAAAGAGACCTTAGGAAAGACCCGTCGTGCAGTCGATATAATCTCCAAGGCTGTAAAATTGTGGTTGATGAGCGAGAAGAGCAAGAAGTGCGAGAGGTGCAAATATCGCGAGGAATTATCTCCTTGGGTATACTCGTCTCCATGCAACAGGCGCGTGCCGATGCGGCTGGTCAACAAGTATGATATGGAACATACCGTTTTTGGTGGATCAGGATACACGTGCCGGCTCCATTTGTGTATATGCCAGACAGAATGTGACTATCCCAAAGCATATTGTCAACGTTGTGGAGACATATGCGCCCTGTGTAACTATGGTTGTACATGTCCTCCCGGGACTCCGTGATTCTTGGTCAGGTCAATTGTTCATAATATTATGAACATTCATTTATATAATTACAAAATCTTAAATTAACATTTATAAATATGATAGATTACTACTAGGTAATCCATGACCGAATAAAATCATATATACTAAAACTAATGCTGCGATAAGTATACTTCTATTTTCAGCAATCCTTTGATTTTGACCAAGAATATAAATCATAAAAAGGTATAATAAAATACCAATTATTATAGAATGCATTAACATTGTCCGTCCATTTTCCATTATTATATATTATTATAGAAATAAAATAATATAAATAATAAGTATATAAAAAAATAATATGAACTATATATTAGATGAATTCTACTAAACATATTTGTTTAAATTGTGGTAAAAATGGACATATGTTAAAATCATGTACTGATCCTATTAGTTCTTATGGTATAATATGTTTTAAATTAGATAATATTAATATAAATAATAAAACAATTGAAAATTTTTTTTATAATAAATTCTTAGATATTAATGAATTTAATTATCAAAATTTAGATAATATTAAATTTATTTCAAAATTTTATAATAAAATTAAATTATTAATGATTAGAAGAAAATTTAGTTTAAATTATGTTGAATTTATAAGAGGAAAATATAATAGTCATAATAAAGAACATTTAAATGTTATGTTTAAATTAATGACATATGATGAAAATATTATGATAAAAACAATAAAATTTGAAATATTATGGAATGAATTATGGAAAGACACTGCAAAAAATAAAATATATCATAAAGAATTTAATTCATCAAAAAATAAATTTAATGAATTAGTATCATTACAATTTTATGGATTATTAGATAATGATAATTTATCAAACTATAAAGAACCCGAATGGGGTTTTCCTAAAGGAAGAAAAAATATATATGAAAAAAATATACATTGTGCAATTAGAGAATTTAGTGAAGAGACCAATTGTAATATAAATAATGTTCATTTATTAGAAAGATTAAATTGTTTAGAAGAAGAATATACAGGTAGTAATAATACAAATTATAAACATATTTATTATATTGCATACACTAAAGCAGAAGAAGAATTAAATATAATTAATATAAATCAACAATATGAAATAGGGGATATTAAATGGGTTACATTACCTGAAGCACTTGAAAAAATAAGACCATATTATGAAGCAAGAGTTAAAATATTATTTCAAATATATTTTTTTATTATTAATTTGATTAATAATATTAAAAATACTAATATTAATAAAATAGCAGTATGTTAATAAAAATGTAAAGTCCTATTTTTCCCTTTGTCAATGTATTTTTATAAAAAATTGATTTTTTATAAATTTAAACATTATTATTAACATTTTATAACAACCATGTGATGACGAGGCGTTATTCTTCCATTAAACTTGTTCAACCTAGAACAAAGTCTCAATATCGTCTATTTGACAAGAAACATTGTAAACTAGGCGATAATAGAGGTGGCGAAACACTTTATGTAGAATTTAAACAATTTTGCATTCTTGCTATAGATAACATTTTTAGTAATAATCAAATAGAAGAGTTTTTATATTATGAACATCGTTTAGATAAAGATTTATTTAATGAAATGATATATAATATAATTAACAAAAATATTAAAAAATATATTGCCAAATATCTAGGTATATTTTCTAAAGCACAAATTAATGGAGAATTATATTTTGGTGTATGTGATCTTGGATTTTTAGATGGAATACCATTTTATGGCATATTAGATATTGAAAGAATAAATGATATGATTACTGAAGCCATTAATGAAAATGCTAGAGGGGCATACTTAGATGATAGAGATATAACAAAAGAAGAACAATTACATATTCGTGATTTATATAATAATATTAAGTGTTATATAAAAGAATTACATACACCACAAATTGATACTGTTGAATATTGCCAACTAAAAGATAAACAACTACAACTATTAGTTGAATTAGAAGAAAAAAAGAAAGTATTAGATGATATATGGACTAATTATAATCATTCACATAAACAATATATATTAAAATTAAATAGATACAATAGTGGAATAGTTAACTATTTGTTTAATCCTGATTTACGTAAAGAGATTATAGAGTATGTAAAATTGGATTTTGCACAAGATAACACATTAGATAAGCAATATTTAAATAGTATAATTAAATTTTATTCTCATGTTAATAAGTATTATAGAGGTATGTCATTTTCGGATGAAGATGTTAGTATAATAAAAAATATAAAATATGACCCTATTAATTGGTTACTTGCATACAAAGACAATATGTTAAATAAAATAAAACAATTAAGACCAGAAACACCAACTTGTAAAAAACAAATGAATAATGTATATTTAAAATTCTTTAATAATATGTCAAATATTAGTTCATTTTTATTACCAGATGTACAAATGTATGTAATAAAATTTTTACTTCCTTATATACCCAATATATACTGCGAGTATAAATATTCTGGATGTGATGCATGGCAGTCGAAAACCCGAGCAATTATTAATGGAGAAGTATCATGTTATTGAAATAAAATTATTTTAATTATAAAACAAAATATATTACATATTATGGCCATTTGCAACCATTTGCACAAGATTTCTTCACCATATCTATTGTGATAATTTTAGGGGAAATACTTTTATTAATACTATTTTTATTAATACCATTCTTAATTATAGGATTTCTATTTTGTTTATTGCTATTACCAAGCGGCACTAGCGGTTGCAGCGGTTGCTGCGCTAATGGCATTTGCACTAGCGATGCTTGCACAAGAGGTGTTTGCACATGCGATGTTTGCACGAGCGATTGTAGCAGTGTACGATAATATTTATTATCATAAGATGTAATGGGCGCTGTTGGAGGCATTTTTATAAATTTATATTGTATAACTAATTATATATTTATATTTCAATTTTTTATTTAAAATAATTAAACTTGTAATACATTTCAATTTTATTTAATATAATTAGTTTAATTATTTTAAATAAAAATTCTTTATAAAATTAAATGAATAATATTGATGATTATAATTTACCAATAAATAATAATATTAAAAATTTAATTTTATTATCAAGAAATACAGATTTAAATCTTTTTAATAAGAAAAAAAATAAATGGGTACTAAAAAATAAAGATAAATTATTAAAAGATTATGAAAAAATTAAAAAAAAAGAATTAAAATCTTTAGAACAAATTAAAAAAAAAGAATTAAAAGAACTGCAACAAATTAATAAGAGAGAACTAAAAGATACTCATGGTTCTTTATTACATCTTGCACAATTAGGAAATAATAATTTTAGTGTATTCAAACAAAAAATAGATATATTAGATAAAATATACGATTGTATAACACATATAGATATAACTGAAGAACAATATATGATATCTAATAAAAATATAATAATGCAAAATACTCGCATTATTAAATCTGAAAATAATATAAAATATTCAATACCTAATTCACCAAAGTCTAATAATATAATATCATCCAGTGAACCTTATCAAGCAACGCTTGATAAGCTAGGTTCATCATCTACGATGATGAACAAACCTGGAGAAAAAGTTAAAACTTTTTCTTCAGCTAGATTAGAAGAAACTCACAGAGTTTTTTCTAATGAACAATATTTAGAATGTTTTAGTAATTATTAAGAATATTCTTTTATAAATTTAGAAATACTATCTATTGTTTTTTCACCAACAAACTCTACCGATTTATTCCCTGTTTGAAGAATAAGTGTAGGAAATCCTTGTATTTTCCAGTTTGCTATATCCTTTTTATGTTCATCTGCATCATATGTTTTATATTTTATATTAAATTGTTTATTTTTTTGTAATGCATCCCATGTAGGTTTAAAAGAAACACAATGCGGACACCAATCTGCTTTAAATAAATTTAATGTAATTGGTTGCGATTGTGATGAACTACCACCACCTTGTGTATAAAGTTGCATTTGTAAATTTAAATATTTTTGTTTATATTTTAAATATTTCTGTTTAAAATCCATATATATTATATCATAGATAATATTTTATAATATACTTATATAAATGAATCAAATATTTATTATTATATTTATTATAATAGTGTTTATCTTATCTAAATTAGATATGTCTAGTTTACCTAATATAATATTAATTGGAATTATATTATACGCAGGTTATGTAATTATTTTTCCTTTAGTTAATACTAATAATGTACATCATGATAAAGTAGAAGCACCTATAATAATTGATGATTCTAATAAATATAAAACAAAAATTGTAAAATATTATGTTAATAAAAGTAGCAATACTAAAAATTTTAATAATATTTTAAGAAATAATAATAAAAATATATTTAATTAATTTATATGTATTATATATTATGTATAAACATACTAATAATATTAAATCATTGTTAAAAAAAATGACTATTACTAATTTAAATTATAATAAAATTAAAAATGATATTACTAACGATTTAGATATTAATCATTTAGAACAACACTATTTCCTACGTAAAATGATTTATCTTGAAAATATAAAATTACTTACTGAATTAGATGCATTAGAAAAATATTATAAAGATAATAAAACAATTTTAAATGGCATGCCAATAGAAGAAAAGAGATTAGATACACGAAGTGCAGAGGAGTTATCTAATAAATTAGATACACGAAGTGCAGAGGAGTTATCTAATAAATTAGATACATTAATTAAAGAATATGAAACATATAAAGAAAATGCTATTGAACA